ATCTAAAGACGCACCTGCATATAGTAAAGCTCTGAAGGATGCTGGCTTTACTGCACATGAAGCATTAATAGAGAAGTACGGGACGAAGACAGCAGTATTAGCACAAACTCTAGATTTTCTTCCTGACGAAAAAGTTTCAGAGCTTGTAAATAAATTTGAAAAGGACACTGGGTACAAACTAAGATTTATGGATGAGGATGGAAAAGTCACGCAGGGTAGTGATGCCACAAGTAAAACTTTAAAAGCACACCTTGTGAATCAAACTACGGAAGCTGGTCGATCTTTAAAAATGGTTCAGGATTTACTTAGAACCATAGAAGATTCTATAGATATATCTGATGGTGTTTTATCTGAAGAGGATGCAATAAAACTCTTAAAAGGAGAGAAACCTGGGAGAGATCCCAAGAGGCAGCAGTTTGCTTTATCTGTTTACAAAAGACTTTTAACATCTCACTTATCAACCACAGGTGCAAACATCAAAGGTTTTGCTGCACTTGTTAGTATAAATACTGCAGCAGATCTATTTACTGCATCAATAGATTTAACTCAGGCTGGCCTAGCAAAGATTGTACGTAATGAGGAAGCAGCAGAAAAATATTTTAACAGGGCGTATGGATCATTTGGTGGTTCTATTCGCAGATCTTTGGATGTTGTCTCCCCTGATATACCTATAGAGTACGCGAATAAGATACTTTCATTAAGACCTGATGTAGCTGCAAAACTGTTTAGAGATGTGTCTGGAGATGGGGGTGTTAGAGATGCTCTTTCAGATTTTGATTTAGACAAGGCAAACATTTTATATAAAGGTGTTGATGTAGCCACAAAAGGTGCACAAACAATAACACTTGTAAGATTACAAGACGAACTAACAAAGCGTTGGACTTTTGGCTCAAACTTAAATCAAGAGATTATGAGGGCTTACGGTATGAGCCCAGAAAAGTTTTTTGCTAAACCAAATGCCTCAGTTCTTATGACCAAAGATAAGTTTCAAAATGTCTTAGATAGGGCAGCTTATCGTGCAATGAGAGAGACAGCCTCTGTTAATTGGTCAACGCTTCCTGGTAATAGTGCATTAAGATCAAGTGCTAAATTTATAGAAACAGTTACTAACAGAACTCCATTAGGTTTTGTAATACCTTTTGGTAGTTTTTTAAACACCACTGTGGCTACTATGGGAGATCTTACTGGTGTAAATGCAATTACTCACGTTTACAGAAGAGCTACAGGTAAAAACTTAGACTATACAACGCCAACAGGTGCAGAAGATTTAGGTAAGATTGCCACATTTTATACTGCTTTGTATATAGGTTTAGAATCTAAGGGAGGTGGTAAAGATAGAATAAATAATAATCTAGCCTACAATCAAGATCAACTGCCTGATGGAAGTATCCAAGATAGAACTTTCGATTGGCCTGTATCTACCATGAGATTAATGTCTCAAATACTTGCACATGGTTTGGGAGACAGTAAAGACATAAGAGATTTTGATAGAAGTCAAGTTCCAGAGAGTTTGCTAACTGAGTTAGGTTTACAAATAGGTGGTCAAGCAGTTAGAGATTTAGATGATGTAGGTAAGACTATAAGGCAAGTTGGGCAAGAACTTTTGGATTCGGACAACTTACCAGAGTCTCTTATGAACATTGGTTTAAGCGTGTTAGCAAGACCTATACAGGGTGCAACAAGACCTCTTGACCCTATAAATCAGGTTGTAGGTTTGGTAACTGATGGTAATTTAAACCCTGATCTACGTCAAGGTAATCAAAACTTAAATCAAATATTTAAGTATATAGATAATATTATAACAACTCCAGAACCTTTTGAGAAAAGAGCTACACCTACAAGGGGTCTTGACTTTGTGCCTGATGTGGGTAAACAACTCCTTGGTGTAAGGGGGCTTAGTATTCCTAATCTTGTAGAACAAATGATGAATGCTGCGGGACAAAAATATTGGGAGGCGATAAGATTCTCTGGTCCTGCAGAGGTAAAAAATAGAATGGATGCTATAGCTGCACCATACTTTGAGATAGCAGCCCTCAGAGCATTAAAAAAGAACCCTACCTACTTTAAAGAAGACTTACAATTTAAACAAGAAGTTTTAGAAAATATGAGGGCAGAGGTTAGAGAGAATGTTCAAAAGGCTCTAGAAAATGGATTACCAAGCGAACTTAACTTAGTCAGGGTATTATCTGGAAAAGATAAAGATAAGATAAAAAAAATTATGGACGCACTTGGTATAGAGGGAGAGGTAAAGGACTTACTAAATCAGGAAGATGGTCTTGAAAACCTCAACAGGATTAAGACGCTATTAAAATATTACGACGAATTTTTTTCAAGGGCAATCAAATAATTAATCATCTTCTAACATTTTATCTGCCCACTCAAAAGCCTCATGTTTTATATCATTAACTCTAGCACGACCACTATTAGACGCAAGTAACCCTGCAAGAGCCTGTCCTGCAAGGTAAATACGTGCTGTTAGTGGTCTATCTTTTTGTGGTCTAGCCTGTCGTAGTTTTTTATATTTCTTTGCCTCTTGTTCAAGACTTATTGTTTTTTCTTTCATTCTCTTTAACTCTCTCTAAGTTAAAGAAATAGGCTCTGTTAAAACCCATCTCCCACTCCCTGTTATTCTTGGTATTCTTTTCGTAGGGATTACCAAGATTACCAGTTATAAAAGCTACTTTTCCTTGTTCAGAAGGTTTTACTTTCGCATTTCCCTCATTGTTTCTAACATTTTTTCTAGATACCATTCTGCTTTCTCCATGTCCTCTATAGGATTACCTTTGTATCCATGACGATGCTGATACTTAATCACATTACCATGACAGTAACCCTTAAATTGTTCTGGTGTCAAGACTTGTTTAATGTATTCAATGCATTCTATACCATCTCGTATCGTATAATGTGGTGGACTATTGACAGGATCAAAGTCTCCTGCTGTTTTGAATTTCATCTTATGCTCCTATATCTACTATCTCACAAACATCCCCTGTGCAAGCTAGTGTCTGACTGCTAGAGGTAGTGTCCTCTTTTTCATACCCTGAAAGTTTACTCCAGTCAATAGCTTTTGGCATAAGATCAAATAATTTTTTATAGTCTGATCTCTGTATCTCCTGGTATGGTGCCTGTTGATAAGTGTGTTCGTTATAGGGCAAGAAGGATACACCTGACATCTCATCAAAATGTTTGTATACAAATGCACCCACTTCAAACCATTCGTCTTTTCTAACATTAACTGTTATACTAGGCTTGTGCTCACACCAATGTCTTTGATAGATCAACCAAGTTTCTAGTTGTTCAATAGCAGTAAGATCTGCTGTGGTTACTGCCCCTTGTGGTGATTGCATTGGAAAACTAAACACCGTAGTTACATCAGGCTTCATAACATCAGGCTCACTAGGTATACCTTGATCTTTCATGAAGGCGGTAAGAGGGTCTTTGTTATCTCCTCTAACGGTTCTAATGTAATAATTTGAATGACGTGCGTGTATCCCACTAGCAGAGTCAACAAGTTGTGATACGGTTCCACTTGGTTTCACGCAGGTAATAGAGGTGGACTTGGGAATATCCAAGCGATCAGCCCACATAGAATTAACATTAACAGCAACTTCACGTAAATGTTCAAGAGTTTTCTCCAATCCTTTATTTTTGATGGTGAGTAGTTTATTATCCATTATCCCTGTGAGTGACACACCAAGCAAACGTTCTTCTTCTGTATTACGCTGCCACACTTTTCGCAGATATGGGAACTTGGTGTACGTAGATTGAATAGTTCCAAGTATAGTTGCAACTCTGACTTTCCTTTCAAGATCGTCAATAGTGTCTGTAGACCTGACCACAACCTCTGTAAGATTACAAAACTGATACGGCCTAAGTATGATTTCACTGCATGGATTAGTCCCAAAGTCCCAATCAGAATCTCTCCTACCAAACTTACTAGCTTGTTTTTTACTTGCTTCACGATTGAATATACCACGCTCTCCACTCCCTGATTCTACCAAAGACAGCCACTCACGCATAAAAGAAATAGCATCTGGTTTTTCTGTATAAGAGACTGAGTTATTAGCAAGAGCGCGTTGGGGATCATTCTCCCACCAAGCACCTGATTTAGCGTGACGCATACGATCATCAGATAAATTACTGAGAGATATCATAGCAGACCTACGAACACCCCCCATAACTATCACTTCACCAACCTTGCACATAATATCATGGCACTCAATGCTGGAGAGTTTTCTACCTTGAGCGTCTTTAAATGCTTTCACTGAAAAATTAAATAGGTCTATCAAGGGTGCAGGACCACTAGCCCTACCACCAAATGTTTTTAGCCTTGCACCAGCAGGACGAACCTTTGAGGTATCCCATTTGGGAATCTCACCAGCCCATAGGAGTGCCAACAATTGTCTAAACGCCTTAGCCCATCCCTCCTTGCTGTCTCTTACAACGATAGTGGTATCGCTTTGGAAGAGAGTAGGGACTTCAGGGAGCTTATTGATGTACTGCCTCTCGACACTGAAGCCAACACCAGTGCCACAGAGGAGGATGAACATAGCCTCATCAAAAGCCTTGGGGTCATCGATAGGTAGATAGCTACAGTTATATCCTGCAGTGTTATCCCTACTTAGTGCTGGCCCTGCAGTCATTAACGCTCTCATAGATGGCATAACTTCTAGGTTTAAAATACAGTCACGTATTTGATCAACATATGAATCATCACCTATCTTAGGTCTGACTACATTATCCATATATCTTTCAACAGTCTCTAGCCAAGACTCTCTACGTTTTTCTTTATCAAGCCACCTAGCATACCTAGAAGTATGAATAAATGCTTGGTAATCTGTGGGTAAATAATTGTTCATACTTATTCCTATCTTGGTGTTCGTTACAGGGTTGTCCCAACTGTTTATTTCTTCCCTAGTCAGTATCTTCAAAGAGCACCTCACATTTTATTATCTCTATATCGTCTATATCATATAACGCAGACCTAATCAAGTCTTTCACTACATCACAATTATTTCCAGAAACCTCTAGAAAGTTTGCGTCTTTATCAACTAATATATTTAGGGTGATCTCATAAGTCATGTTGAAACCCCAAGTTATACTTATTTATAAACATTAGTCAAGTGTTCCCTCCCTTATCCTGATATTTTTTATTAAGTTTTCACTTGCTATAGATATCTCGTAGTCTTTCCAGTGAGATAAACTCTGGTTCATAATACCCGTTTTGGATATTTCTTTTAACAACGATGCCCTTCCACCACTCGTTGTTAGACTGCCCAGCCCAACTTTCTTTTCTTCCTTTGAAGCAACCCGCGACCAGCCCGATAGTTGGATTAGGGTGAGCGTCATCCTTAAAAAAGATATTACGCCTATGACTGTGACCAACAGTAGTAGAGCTATGACGCTTCTTGAGGAGGTTGTAAGCGTGATGATCACCAGACATAGCTGTGCCATAATTACCAGAAGCAATGTAATGTGAATATGATATACCATCCTGATCAAAGATGGAGGGGGCTGAGTTTTCGTATTCATAATATTCATCAAACCACACATCTGTTTGTAGGTGTGAGAATT